ATTAATTTCTACATTCCTCTGAACAAATTCATAAGATTGGCCATTATAAGCTCCAGATTCAGCCACTACATCGGACATAAAGCCGATACTGATTTCTCTTTTGCCGTCATATATCTTTTGAATAAGTTCTTCATCGGTAATGGTCATAGATACATAGAGTTTTAAATCCTCCACTCTTGCATCCGTATGGGACAGACCTTTTGCATAGCGATTATAGTTTTTAAGGTTGACCGGTTCATTTGGATGATCGTCTGTTACTGGTTTGGACTTAGCTGAACGAATAGTACGATCGCTAAAAATATCCTCCGGCAGCTTAGCCTCCATCTGAATCGTTCCATCTTGCCTTTGATAGGGGAACACCCCAGGGCGAGTAATAGGTACGCATACGGTCAAATAACCTTCTTCTGTTTCGCTATAGTCATTGATCATGACTTTGTCATAACGTTGCATCTTCACACATCATCACCCCCTTTCTAAACGCATAAAAATAACCCTATCCTTTGCGGAAGGGTTTACCATTGTATATTTCCTCTGCTGTGGGAAGAGGTTTATGCTCTTCTTGCTCAGGAGCCATACTGGAAGCTATTACTTTTAAGGATTTATCTATGCCAGCTAATGACTTTGCGATGGATTCGAGATTCTTGCTATCTTTTCGGTCCATCAAATTCTCTTTCCATTGCATCAGTAAAAGCTGTATGAGCATTATGGTAAAAATTTTGAAGTGAATAACCTTCTAATTCCCAAATTCGGTTCTTGATTCGCTCTTTCGCCAACTTTTCACCAATCTCTTCGACATAATTGTCAGGATCCACACAAGCAGATTCTCCGACCACTGTAAATCCATTCGGAAGCTTAGCGACCACTAGGCATTGCTTATCAAATACTCGATGAAAAACTTCGAATTCAGAGGCTTGCATAATGCTTTCCACTTGCTCTGATGTAACTTTATTTTTAGACACGTCTTTTCCTCCTCTAATCAAATATTGGTCTTGCAACACACCGGCAACGATAATCTTCTCCAGGTAACACTTTACGTTTACCTACAGTTGGTGGATCTAAATAAGAAAAAACTTCGTTATCCAGCTCTTTATGAGTCTTCCTCACTCGCTCGTCCTTAGAAGTTACCCAAGTAAACTTCGAAACTCCCATCTGCTGATGTCTTTTAGCTGTCATTTGTCCAAGAATGGTGCCAGCCTGATCAATAGCGATGAATTCAGCGCGTTTTAAGGACAATCCCACACGCTCGACTAATTCATCGCGAATTTGTTTAGGACTATGCCCTCTTTTAACACCTTGCATAACGATGGTTTCGATGTCTGTAAAGTAATCATCACGGAGCTTGCTGATGTACCTAACATTCTCCGAAACAGAAGCTCTCATATACTCCTGCAGCCAAGGTTCGTATGCTGTAGGATCAATACCTTTGATAGCACCTTGTTTCTGTACATTCGATTTATTAAATACATTCACACCATTCACAAATGTGTTTGCGATCGAATGGACCTCACTAGAAGTAAAAATCCCAAGCGATAACCCTTTAATAATATCGATTGCCCTCTGAATGATATCTAAAGGTCCATCTTCAATAAACGTGGAGTCATATCTTTTTTTATAATTTACAACCTCGGGCTTTATCTGCTCATCAAACACTTCAAGAGAGAGCTTCTTTAAAGCTGAAATTAAACGTTTCATGCCTCGGTAATACGAGAGTGCCACAGCATCAGGAAAACGTGTAGGAGGGGCGATTTTAGGCATCTTTCCCACGACCTTTATATGCTCGGTAAACTTCAAGAGCCATTTTCTCGATATCGGCATCGTCCCCAGTGAATTTCAAGACGTTTGTAAGGCCAGAGCTACCGAACCTTGTCTCTCTTACTTCATCAGCCATAATTACACCGTTTGTGATGTAAATGTTGTCTGTCTCTGCAACAATCTTCCGGATTTCAGCATCTGTTTTCGAATCGACTTCCCACAATGGATTGAATTTGAGCTCCCATTCAATAGTTGCTGGATCAATGCTGCCGCCTAATTCATCTGAGGACCACAACAACAATCGAATCAAACGTTCTAAATGTGGACGCATTTCGTTTTCTTGTTGTGCAGCAATACGAGAATAGTAGTTCATTACATCATATTGAGCACCAGTTATCGTTCCAGCCTCTTGACCTTTAATAACTGATTTAGGCATTCTTGCAGCACCGGCCAACATCTCCCACACGTAATCAAGCAGCTCTTTTATGCCACCTATTGGTGTACCTTCTTTCTTAAGCTCTTCACTGGTCCCGATAATTGCGAGTGCTTCAGTTCGGAACATATAATCCATGAGCATTCCGAGTTCTGATTTTTCTTCGCTACTCATGTTCTCAATACCATCTGATTTATATACCTTAAATGCAAAATCATAGAGCATTTGACCGACAGACCAAAGAGAAGTATCTAAAATCGTGATGATGTCATATAGGGGTTCCAGTAACGGCTGCCCTCTGTACTCATCTTCAAGCCTTCGTGTTTGATCGTGAATAACTCTAGAAGCATGAACTTGATCTTGAGAAACACCAGCGATCTGTTCACCTATTTTAGATCTACGATTCATTTTGAACATTTCGACCTGACCATAATTCAAACTGAACATGTCCTCGTTCAATATGAAGTCTTCAACCTTCATTCCAGAAAAAGCATGAATGTAATCAAGTTTCTTCAATTTCGTTTCATCCAGCTTGTCCGACAAATTAAAGGCAGTTGATTGAGTAACACCTAATGAAATGAATCCATCTCCACGTAAACGCTCAAAAGTACGCATCTTTTCAAATGCTTCTTTTGCTTTGAGATCTCTTAATTTGCTCATAATATTGTTTTTTAAGGTTTCATCCTTCATCTTCAACGTGAACCAGCTGCGCGTCATGTCTTCGGCAGGTATATCTATGATATTCTGAATGATCCGATTATCAGCATAAAGGTTGGATAGCTGCTGGTGAGTCAGCCTCCTTCTTAATCCTGGTTGCTGTCTGACAAGAGCATCCTTAGAATGTCCTTTCCCATTGCCAATCATAAAGTCATTCCGCATGCTCTTTGCTTTATCTATTGTTTTCACTTCCTCACCTCCCTATCTCACATTCATAAGACGTTTATATCGATCTAAAGGACCTTTCAAGTCAGAAACCTCATAATCATCAAGCGCGTACCAAATGGCACTTAAAGTATGTGGATCCAGGTTAAACTCATCCGGAATAATTTCATCCTGCTTGTTTTTCTTGTAAGTCAATGGCTTCAACTCGTATATCGTGTTGGTACATTGCTTAGAGCAAATAATTTTCTTAAAGCGTTTGACCTTTTTCGTATACTGCAGCCGTGAACCTTGAAACTTCTTAGCACCACGTATGTTAAATCCGTTTTGTTTAAAAAACTCAATTGTTTTAGGTTCAGCTGAGTCCCCTTTAATGAGCTCTTTAGACACTTTAAATTCATTTAATTCTTTGGCCGTCTTGTCATCGGTCATCTTGTTTTTGTAATATTCCCAGTAGATATAGAGGTATTTCTTATCGCGATCGATAGCAAGTCGCACAACTGCGTTATAAGATTCCTCAAATCCAAAGTCCATACCGACCCGTTTAATCGGGTGTGCTAAACGATTGATAGCATTCATTACATCCTCATGTTCCCAAACCTCAAACTGAGGAAGAACTTTAACCCCGTTAACGCCAAAACGACCTTTCCGAGCGATACGGTAAAGGTCTGGATCATATTCTTTCAATTCATCAAGCTGGGCAATATAACTTTCCGGAAGAAAAAGATTATCGTCAGCTGTAGAGTGATGGTAGTAGGTATCGTTTACAACCACTGTTCTCTTTTCATATAACTCTGAATCATCTAAAACCAGACGATTTTTTAACTCATCTTTAAAGAAGTGTTTGAATGTCCAGTTGTCTTCACCGATTGGATTCGTAGATAAAATCATGTGCAGCTGCAATGTCGGATGACGAAGACGTCCAAGGAGCTCTTTAAAGCCGGCATATTTAATTTCAGAACACTCTTCTAACCAGATAAGAGAAATGTTGTTAATGGACTTCAATTTTGCAGGTTTATCCATCCCTTTAAAGATGATCTTAGAGCCGTTCGAGAACTTCAATTCATATGGACTTTCTTTTGGTCTGATTTTTCCCTTGGCCACTTTTTTTCTACCCGAATCATCAAGCAATCCTAAATCCTCTACGATTTCAGTAAACAGAGAAAAGGTACTGTCTTTATGTGTTTCGTAAACCTCACGAACCACCAGAGCTTTACGCTTTTCAGACAAAAGTTTAAGTATGATTTTTAATGCAACATGATAGCTTTTTGAACTGCCATATCCACCGACAAGAAATTGAGTCTTTGTACTCCAATCAAAAAGGAAATCTTCAAAGTGAGGGTTCACTTCTTTCTCAATCATGACCGCTCACCTTTTCTCTTTATGACGATTTCTATTGGAGCATCATTCTCATCGTCGTTCATATTATCGATTTCAGCTTTAGTCTTCTCAATTCCAAGCCTCATTTGTTCAAGTTTTAATCTTCTCTCGTCTTCATCATGCGCTAGGTCCAGAAATTGTTTTACTAGATTCCTATACTCAGCCATCGCTCTTGCTTGAGCTTTAATGTAAGACTCATAGCGTTCGTAAGCGAATGAAACTTTAAATGACTCACTTCCTCCACCATCTGCCCAGCTACTTCCACTTTCTTCTTTCAAGTGATCGTTATCATCATTTACCCACATAATCTTTTGCATTCGAACAATTGCGGAAAATTTAATTTCTATCTGAAACCATATTTGATCAGCGATGTCTAAATTACTCATCACTTCAATGATCTCTATTTGTTCTTCATGCAGAAACTTACTAAAAAGACCATGTTTTGTAGCTATGCTGTTGTGATTCGGAAATTTATGTTTAGGATTAGGGTTCCCTTTGTTCCCTGCTTGTCCTCCAGGCTTTTTAGGAGTGTTCGACTTATTAGTAACGTTCCTTTTGGGAATGGTAACGTTACCTTTCAATTGTTCATCCCATTTATCTTGATTCTTCCACTTTCGAACCTGAGTGTCTGTGACATCTAATTCAGCAGCAATGTCTTTTAATAAACGCTTACCGCCACTTTCTTTCCACAATTCGAAAGCTTTATCTCGACTTGGACTTCTTGCTCTTGCCACTACATATCACCCACCCCCATGTTTATTTGTTTGTTTTGTAGCAAAAGAAAAAGCCACTCATTTGAGTGACCCTTCAATCCCTATTTAAATCCTAATTCTTTAGCTAAATGTTCTGTGCCGGCTTTCCCTAACATTTCTTCCCAAGTTGAAAACCTTGTTATTTCTTTTACCCAGCCATCTAACTGAGATTCATCTAACTGTTCAAGATCTTCTTGTGTGTTAACAGTGAACGGACTTTTCTCAAAGAATTCATCAATTGATTTGAAATCAGTGTATTCAACCATAAAACCTTGGTTAAAAAGTTGGTTGAAATCTACACTTTTACCATCCTCATATTCTTTAGCAGTCTCAGCCATTTGATTTAACTTTTTTTCGAATTCGTCAAAACCATCAAGTTTAAAACCCATTATTTATCACCTCCTTCTGCCGCTTGTTTTCGACAAAAGGAGATATTTTCCTGCAAACTCTTTTCAATAATAGGTGGCGTTTGAACGTCATTTGCACGTCAAAAACAAAAATTATGCAACTTTATTTTTAATCTTGGCTTTTGCCCGTTCAACATATTGCTGGATTGTACGCCTTGAAAGATTTAATTCTTCAGCAATGGCTGCATAACTCATTCCTTGTGCCATATGAAGAAGATAGCATTGTCTTTCGCGTGCAGATAGTTCTAATAGGACATCAACAATCATTACTTTTTCGTCATCCTGTAGGAAACGTTTTGAATGATTTAGATTTAGATCCGGAAAGATATCCATTTCCATTAGTGAAGTTCGTTGGTATACAGAGCGACGATCAGCCCCGCGACGATTCCCTGGTCTTCTCCCTCTGTTCAACCAATCAAGCGCATATTTCATGTCCGATATCATTTCACCGACAATCTTGTCCTCTTCTTTGTTTTTAGGATTATCTAGATCTAATTTTTCTCTATATTCTTCTAAAACCTTTTTGCTAAGATTATATTCTTCTTTAATGTTCTCGACCCAAGTTTTCAAATGAAGCCCCCCTTTATCTCTGTCTGTAAGAACCTTTGTGTCTTTTAAGTGTTTGTCTATTCATCCCCATGAGATCTTTTAAATCTCTGTCCGTTAATTTCTCACAATGAGCTTGCTGTGAAATCTCAGCATTATTTCTTTTCTTCTTAACTGGAACCGGTTGATTTTTATTTTTCCACTTCTTTAACTGATCATTTAATGTGTTCATTGCTTATCGCACCTCCATAAATGTGAGGTATAGCTGCGAAACCTATGTTGAAGACCCCTTATACCCCTATAAGAACGTAAAAAAAGACACCAATCAGGGCAGGGGGCTTGTCCCTGCTTTCGATCAGTGTCCTCCAGTTGACTGGTAGAACTTAAGATAATTTTCTTAACTTCTCTTCAATTTCATTTACATACTTCAGAAAAAAACTTAATTCATATTCTAGTATTTCAGTTCTTTCAGCAAATTCTTTTACTAGCTCTTCTCTTCTGCCTTGTTTACTTTCCGGAAAAAGAGCAGCTATACTGTGCAAAAGTCCTAAATTACTTTGAATATTCTTATATTTTGAATGAATTTCTAATCTTACTTCATCTTCAGGTAAATCCTGGATCATACTAATATATTCTGAGAACTTATCGCAAGCTAACTGTAATTTGGCATAATCCTCATATTCAAATTCTATTTTAGTTATAAGTTTATTTATTTCTTTTATAGCGAACGCTACATTATGAACTTGGTGTTGAAATTTTATATTGAATTTAAGAAATGTTTCTAAAGAACTTCTTAATGTAATATTTTTTTCATTATCCAATTGATTTTTCATTACTCTTACTGCAAAATAACCTGCCAAAAACGCTCCGATTAATGAACCAATTAAACTTCCGAATGTTTGTATCCACGCATCAGGTGATACACAATTCAATAAACCTGAGCATTCCTCAACTACTGTTTTCTCTTTCAGAAATCTTCCCCCTCATCCCACTTAACACGCTTCACCTTACCCTGATGTGTGATGATCTTTGTTTCACCATGAACCGGCAGCTCTGTCATTCTTGCTTTACCGTCACACACTACAATCATAAAAGATGAAGTTTTTTCCATTATATCAATTTCTAGTTTCTGGGTAGAAGGATTAATTTCTAGATCATTTAATCGCAAAGCAATACCCCCTTAGTTTACTTTGTTTCATCATCTACCCCACCAGCTTAGAAGTTTACTCTATACCTCTTGCTTTCACGATTTCCAATGCTTCTTTATCAGAGAACCCTGCAGCTATTAGTGAATCGTACCTGCTCTTGTATAGCTTAGAAAGTTCAACATGGTATTTGATCGTATACGGAAGAGTTCTGATCATCTCGTCAACCATCATTTCAAATTCAACGTTGCTTAATTTACCGCTTGGTTTTTCACTCATAAGAACCACCCCAGGGTTATTTTTGCCAAACAGGTTCCGCTCAACTGGTGCTTTTTAATGTCTCTATTTGAACACCACAGGCCTTTAAGGATGCATAACAAATCGCTTCCTGAACTGTTTTTCCGTAATGATATGCTATTGTCCAACCTGATTCATCTCTGATTGTGACAAGATGTTCTTTTGCTCCATTACCAGTCTCGATTTCTACTCTGAAAAACTTCTCTACTACCCACCAAGCGTCTTGAATATCAGTAGATGGATTCCACTCACTGTCTACCCCATCAATAAAAAGTAAGTTGCCAAATTCGGTGATCCATGACTCGCTATCGACGTCGAACTCCCACTCCATAACCTTTTCAGCAACCAAATTATTTAACTGGTGCTCGTTTCCCATTTATTTCACCCTTTCCTTTAGCTTTAATTCAACACATCACTTTCTTCAGCAAAAAGCCAAGTAGAATCATAATCTTCAATCGGCGGCATTTCACCCAAACGTTCAATAGCTGTTTTTCTCATCATTTTAAGTTTTAAATCGAAATTATCATCGCTATTAATAATGTTCTTTAAAGACTCACCTATCTTTTGAAATAAGGATATAGCTCCCTCTTTTGACTCTGTAACCAACATCATCTCTACATTTATAGGAAAATTAAACACTCTTGAACCCGTAGTAATTTCTGAAACATTTATATATCCTCGTACAGGAATCGCACAGAAGTGATATTTACCTACTCTGATTTGGTGTCCAACCATTGGCTTCCATGTATCGCATGCTTAATAGAACGTTTGTGTTTGTTCGTTAACCGAGATATCCATTTTTCTATTCTCCTTTTTAACGAGCCTGTTGGTTCTGGGCTTCTATTTTTTCTCTTTAACCTTTATCTGGCCATCCATTGAAGGCCAATCCGCAATCCATCTTCGTTTCCACTCTTTAAGTGCTTCTGGATCTTTTTTGTGACAAAGTTTGTTCAGATCATAGAGTCTGATCTTGCTGTAGTCTTTCAAGCTAATCTCCGCCTTTAAAATAAACTCATCTGTTCGAATTGCCCGGTCTCTTGTACGATAACCGGAGTTATTGGTTCAGATTCTTCCGTTTCGTGTACGTTTTCTTGCACTTCTTGTCCGGTCATGTCCGATTCCGCTTCCTCTCGAATATCCTTAAACCACTCGAGAGGAAAACAACCCTGGAATCCTGATTTATCAATACCGCTGTAGAAATAAACGTGTGTTTTTTGGTTCAATCTGAGAAAATATTGTTTGTACTCCAGCTTGTAGTTTTCTGAGTTCACAAGCTCGCCGGTATACCACTTTCCTTTTTCAATAACTGGTGCAGCTTCTAAGAGTTTGAATAGCCTTGATGGGTAAACTCCAAAGTAGGCATTTTTGCTATTCGGAAACCGGTAGCAATACAAATAATATCCATCATCTGAAGGAGTGACGAAATACTCGTCACCAATCTCCAGATTCAAAGCACCGCCATCATCTATGCATTTAGCCTTCAGCATTACACAGCGACCTCGCCAATCAGCTTGTCCACCCATTCCAGATAATCGAGTGTGCTGCGTTTTGTTCTTTTAACTTCGAAAGCATATACTTCAAGATCAACCAAAGGTATACTCTTTCTTCCACCTTTTAAAGCGTGATGAACGTAATGTTTAATCGTTGAATATGGAACGAAGAATATTTGCTTTGTTGAACGAAATTCAATGAGTACAAAACTTACTCCACCCATATTATCAACCTTCTCCAGATAATCTATCTGGTGTTGATGAAGGTTTTTCAAATCAAAGCGATCAATACCAACCGACTTAGCTTCAAATGCAATCGCCCTACCTTTGTACACACCGTCATAATCCACTGTACTGGGAGCTTCGTAGAATCCGTTCAATACCTTTGTCCCTTTGCTCTTTAGCACTTTTACCGGCGTAGGGCGTTTATTTATTAAGGCTACCTTTTGTTTGGCGTACATCTGATTAATCAAATTCAGCAGCATTTCAAAAGCCATGCCGCGATTTCCCTGTGACATACTGTTCACCTCATCCAAATTTGATGAACTCCTGCCCTTCAAGCAGAAAAGCAGGAGGGTTATTCTTTAAGCGATGATTACCAGCTGTCCTTTTTCAATCTCTCCACTCAATTCTTCTTGCAAGAATTTCTTAATGTTAGTCATGGCTGCTAACTTCCAAGCTCCACCATCAGCTTCAAACAAAGCGCAGGCAGGACCGTTCTTCATTCGGAAGATGAAATCACTTTCTGGCTGATCAACTTCAACGAATGTTCGATATGGTTTGAGAACTACTGGATTTGGTACCAGCACATTTCCGACAGTAGCAACTCCTGTTTTAGCTACAACAGACTGGGAAACCCCATCATCTCCAACTGTGTTTACATTCTCTTCCTTGATGTTTCCAACAACTTTTAGCATGATGTCACGATCTTCATTCTTCACGAAAGCTGATTGTAATTTGATGTTGAAGTCTTCTGAACTATAGAACCTATCAAAAGAGTATTCCGGCAGCATAGCTTGAGCTCGAATGTATTCATTTCTGCTGTAGTCCTGGTTGTATGTACTAAACACCAGCACCTCAGTTGGACTTACAACATGGATCATCTTCCCGTCAAACTCATCTTCATCAAACTCAGATTTCAGATATTCAACCAAGCCTGAAAGAGATCTTACTTTAAGTGATTCAGGAGTAGCTTCAGGAACGAGGTGCAGTCTTTCAGTTGAATATTGCTGACCGTTAATCTCCTCGATTTTTGTGTTACCAAGACCGACGATATATTCGATTGCAGTTTTAATCATTTTATTTTCCTCCAGTTAATTTGAATTTTTAATTACTTGCTTTGTTGCTTGAAGCTGATTACTTTTTCGCCTACATCAGTTTCAACTTCACCATCTTCAGTGATATATGACTGACCTTTAATCCCTGATTTCAATTCGGCACCGGTTACATTTCCACGATTATCAAGATCCATTACGATCTTTGTTTCAATATGTTTTGCAGGTGATAATGCTGATTTGGCTTGAATGCTTGTAACGACAATGTCTCGCTTCTCATCTGCTTTAAAAGAAAGAGTTAATGTGAGCTTTCTTACCTTTGCTGCATCTGTGTTCGGATCAGCGATGTTTTCTAAAATCTTTTGAAGTTCAGCGTTAAAACGTTCTGCAACTGCTCCTTCAGCGAAACTTGATAGATTGATAATGTTTGCCATGATTGATTCCTCCAGTTATTTAATTGTTTAAGAGAACTACCTTTCTTTAATCACCCAAAACAATACGTACTTTTCCAATTGCAAATACTTGCCCATAAAGTCCATTTCTTCTGAAATACCAATGTCCCAGTGAATTAATGCGACTAGTTTTTAATCGAATGGGAAACCATTGCTTTCTGCTCATTCCTTCCCCTCCGTTTCAAAAGCATCTTTAAAAACTGATTCCATTACATTGTTGTACTTTTTCAGTTGTTCGTTGGTCATGTTCTCTAAATTGGGACCATGACCAGGTACATACTTGAAGTCTTTCGCTCGTTCAAGGAGCTTTTGCCTTTCGACTTCTAGTGCTTGTTTTGCGTGATAGCCTTTATCAATCATTACAGTAGCTTTGATTGTCATTCCTACAATGTCTGTAATGTAGGAATTAGGGTCAGCATAGAAATTTAATGCCTTCTCCAACCTCTCCACCTTCTGTTGAGATTTCTTTAGTTTGTTTTCTAACTTGGGTACTATTACAACACTAATATTATTTAATATTTTTAGTGCTTTTCGTTGGTCTTCTTTGTAAGCTACATTCTCCACTTGTAAGCGTTGTACTTCGGATTTGAGTTTATCCATCTGACATTCATGGCTTCCGTAAAATACCTCACTGCAATGATTACAACGAAGTTCAGGACCTAGTTCATAACCATTCATAAATGCGTTGACCTCAGACATTATCCACCACTCCTTTTATAACCACATTTACAGGTGTTGGTAGACCAATAGATTTTATGTTTGCCTCTTATTTTGCAGATAAGAGAGTAAAAGAACTTTTTCAAGCTGAATCACTCATCCCTTCCGTTTCAGCAATAAAAGATGCGAACCATGCTGCTTGTTTCTCTTCTGCTGTTTTAATCTTTTCCGGATCCGTTTCAGCTGGAAAGAAGTAAATTCCATTTCCTAAG